CTGAAATGAGAGCTGAAACATCTATTGAGAAAACTTTATTGCAAAATGCACTTAAAAAAGATACATAATAATTAAAATAGGAGACTTATGATCAAAACCCAATCTAAAAAAGTAGATTTTAAAAAATTTACAAACAAAGACGGTCTTTTGAAGGGCGGAATACCTGTTGAGATGTCAAAACCAAATGAATCTCAAACTGACAGAGTACAAGGCCAAAGAAGAATGTTAAAAAACAAAAGATCAACTGTAACTTGGTACTAACATGTGGTTATCGGCGATTAAATTAGCCGTTTCTGCTGGAAGTAAGATTTACGCCAATAAGCAGAAGGCAAAAGTTGCAATGTCTGATGCACAACTGCTACATGCAGAGCGTCAAGCTCGAGGTGAGGAAGCTTACCAAGGGAAATTGCTAGAAGCGAGACAATCGGATTATAAGGACGAGGCCGTTCTTGTAATTCTCACGTTGCCCATCTTGGTGCTCGCATATGGAGTCTTTTCAGACGATGCACAGGCAATGGACAAGATAAAAGTGTTCTTCGATCATTTCCAGTCGCTCCCATCATGGTTCACAAATCTGTGGATCCTTGTAGTGGCGTCGATTTATGGTATAAAGGGAACACAAATATTTAAAAACGGAGGGAAAAAATAATGAGAACTGATTATCAACCGAAACCTAGAGTAAGACCTAGACCTGATCATGAAAAAGCAAGCGGTAAAGTTTTATCTTCTAAAGATAAAAAAATGCTAGAGCTTTCACCAAAAGGTAAGATCAAAAAAAATACTCAAACAGGTTAATACAAATGGCAAAAGCAAAAGGGCTTTATGCCAACATTCACGCAAAGCGTAAAAGAATCGCTGCGGGTAGTAAAGAAAAAATGCGAAGACCTGGAGCTAAAGGTGCGCCTACTGCTGCTAATTTTAAAAGAGCTGCTAAAACTGCTAAGAAACCGACTAAGAAGGCGTAATGGCAAACGAAAAGAAATTAACTACAGCACAAAAGTATAGTCAACTTAAAAGACAAACAGAAAAAGCTGGTATGAAAGTTAAAGAAGTTGATGGCAAAATTGTAGTTACTAGAAAAAAGAAAAAATAATGACTATCAGGAAGACCACTAAGGGTCCCGGAGCTAATTACAGACCAACTAAGTCTGGAGCTGGTATGACTGCTAAAGGTGTAAAAGCTTATAGAGCAGCAAACCCTGGATCAAAATTAAAAACTGCAGTAACAGGGAAAGTTAAGAAAGGTTCAGCGGCAGCTAAACGTAGAAAGTCATATTGTGCAAGATCACTTGGACAACTTAAACGATCTTCGGCTAAAACTAGAAACGACCCTAACTCTAGAATTAGACAAGCCAGAAGACGTTGGAAATGCTAGACAGATTTATATATAAATTTTTAGGAAAACTTGATAATGTTTTTTCATTTATCGAAACTTATGCTATTAAGTTAACTGAATGGTGTTGGAAAACAAGGGTAAGAATTTTAAAGAGGAGGAGAAAGAAATGAAAAGAGCAATACTAGAAGCACTAGAAGCAAGATATAATGCACAGATAGCTGAAGCTGATGCAACAATTAAAATATATTTAGAAAATCCTGTAGGTATTGGTGAGCATCCACAACACATAGATGAAGTGGATAAATTAATTACTAAAATTGCAGAAGCACAAGAAAAACTAAAAGAACTAAAGGTATTTAAAATATGATTGATCCAATAACAATTGTTTACAAAATTCAACGAATGTTGAAAGAAGGAATCAACCAAATTCAAGAAACTTATACGTCTGGATCGGTTGACAATATGGAAAAATACAAGTATCTACTTGGTAAAGCACATGCTTTACAAATAATACAACAGGAAATCTCTAACCTGCTAGAAGAGAAGGAGCAAAAAAATGAGCAAGGAAACGTTATCGACTTCGGAAAATCCGAAGATAAAAATGGCTCTTGAAGAAAAGTATAAAGAGCAAGATAAAGAAGAAAAGTTAAAAAGAGTTGACGAAACAAATGTTGACAAAGTAATAGACAACCTACCAGAACCTTCTGGTTGGAGACTTTTAGTTTTACCTTTTACACCAAAAGAAAAAACTAAAGGTGGTTTAATATTTTCACAAGAATCTTTAGATAAAGCAAGGATCGCAACTAACTGCGGTTATGTTTTAAAAATGGGACCAGATGCATACAAGGATAAAGATAAATTCCCTGAAGGCGCTTGGTGTAAGAAAAAAGATTGGGTGATCTTTGCAAGATATGCTGGATCACGTTTACCAATAGAAGGCGGAGAAGTCCGTATTCTTAACGACGACGAAGTTTTGGGTACTGTTGCTGACCCAGAATTTATGTTGCACTACATTTAATTTCATAGGAGGAAACTATGCCAATAGACAACGAAGAACAAAAAAAAGATATTCCTATGGTAGACATTGATACATCAGGACCTGATGTAGATATTGATGTACCAGAGGAAAAAGAAGAAGTAAAAAAAGAAGAAGTAAAAGTTGAACAGGAAGAAACTGTTGAAGAAGTAAAAGAAACATCTGCAGAAGATGGAGAGAAAGATGAAGAATTAGAAAGTTATAGTAAGAAAGTCAAAAGAAGAATTGATAAGCTTACTGGAAAAATAAGAGAAGCTGAAAGACAAAAAGAAGAAGCTTTAGTTTACGCACAATCAGTAAAAGCAACTTCAGATAGTCTTAAGAAAAAATACTCTCAACTAGAAACAAGTGGCTTAAAAGATAGAGAAGAAAAAATTCAATCTAATCTTAAAGCTACTTATGCAACATTAGCAGCCGCAAGAGAAGCCGGAGATTTAGAATCTGAAGTTAATGCTCAAAAAGAAATTGCTAGACTTGGTTATGAAGAAGCAAGATTGGAAGAGCAAAAAGATAATACTTCTAAAGCTGAACTTATGGAAAGACCTGTAAATATTACACCGTCTAGAAAACCCGAACAATCTAGAAGACCTGATCCAAAAGCACAGGATTGGGCTGAAAGAAACAGCTGGTTTGGTAAAGATAGTGCAATGACTTACACTGCTTTTGATATACACAAAAAACTAGTGGATGAAGAAGATTTTGACCCTGAAAGTGATGATTATTACGAAGAGGTTGATAAAAGAATAAGACTTGAATTCCCCCACAAATTTGATAGAAGTGGGGATAGGGAATCGACTAGACCTGTACGAACGGTAGCTTCGGCTAGACGTTCTGTCAAACCTGGTCGCAAAACTGTGTCTCTCACACCTTCACAGGTCGCAATAGCGAAAAAATTAGGTGTGCCACTGGAAGAATATGCGAAACAGTTAAAAATCACGAAGGAGGTATAGCATATGAAAAATGAAGAAAACAAAAAGACCACCCGTGCAAGCCAGTCTAGATCTAAAGAAAAAAGACCTACGACATGGGCTCCCCCGTCATCTTTAGATGCACCACCTGCGCCAAAAGGTTTTAAGCATAGATGGTTACGGACAGAAGTTTTAGGGTTTGACGACACTAAAAACATGTCTGGTAAATTAAGATCAGGATATGAATTAGTTAGATCTGATGAATATCCAGATACTGTTTACCCAACTATGCAAGAAGGAAAATACGCAGGAGTGATCGGAGTAGGCGGCCTTGTGTTGGCAAGGATACCGGAAGAGATCGCACAATCTCGAACTGAGTACTTTAAAAAGCAAACTCAGGAGAGAAACGAAGCAATTGAACACGATCTTATGAGGGAACAACATCCAAGTATGCCGATCAATAGTGATCGACAAACTCGTGTAACTTTTGGTGGTTCGAAGAAACGTTAATTTTTTAACAATTCCTACCCGCTAAATTAAAATAAACCGTGCTGGAGGTCCTTCGGGACAGGCACATAAAGGAGAAACAACTATGGCTAATAGCTCAACTACAGGCTTTGGTTTAAGAATGATCGAAAGATTAGGTAATACACCTTCAATCGGCGGTCAATCTGAATACTTAGTCGAGTCAGGTTTAGGAGTAGGTCTTTATAAAGGTAACCCTGTTTCACTGCAAGATGCAGCTGGAGCAGAAGGCTTTTTACAAGATGCTAGTTTCGCAACTACAGACGACACAGGTAATGGTGGCGCTGCTTACGATAATGGGGCTGACTCATTATTAGTAGGTGCTTTCAACGGAATTTTTTACGTTGATAGCTCAACAGCAAAACCAAGATTTGTAAATTCTGTAGACGCAGGAACAATCTTTGGAACTGACTATAATACTGGAAGCAGCAATGGTACTGCATTCGTGAATGACGATCCAATTCAAGAATACATGATCAAAACGGACGCTGCATGTCCAACAAGTAACAACGGAAAAAGCTTCAACGTAACATCGTTTACAGCTACTGACAACAAAGACGGTCAATCGACTGTACTTTTAAATGTTGCCGGTGGTTCAGCTACAACTAAAATGTGGAAAGTTGTCAGAGTCGGTCAAGACCCTGAAAACAAAGACATTACAGCAGCTGGTGTAAACATGGTTGTTGTAGTTAATTCTGCAAGTAACTTGTACATTAACTAAGCTTAGGAATAGGAGATAAAATACTATGGCTATATCACGATCACAACTAGTTAAAGAACTAGAGCCAGGTCTGAATGCACTATTCGGCTTGGAATACAAAAACTACGAGAACGAACACGCTGAGATTTTCGATACTGAATCATCTGACAGAGCTTTTGAAGAAGAAGTAATGTTATCTGGTTTCGGTAATGCGCAAGTTAAAGCTGAAGGTCAAGGTGTATCATTTGATGATGCTCAAGAGACTTTCACTTCTCGTTACACACATGAAACAATCGCTTTAGCGTTTTCAATTACTGAAGAAGCAATTGAAGATAACTTGTATGACAGACTTGCGTCTAGATATACAAAAGCATTAGCTAGATCTATGGCTAATACTAAACAAGTTAAAGCGGCTAACGTCCTAAACAATGGTTTCGATGGAAACTTTGCAGGTGGTGACGGAGTATCACTTTTCGGTAACAATAATTTAGGAGCGATTGTAAATCACCCTACATTAGCCGGAACGTTCTCTAACCAATTGCAAACTCCTGCTGACCTTAACGAAACATCATTAGAGCAATCTCTAATCGATATTTCTGCTTTCACTGATGAAAGAGGTCTAAAAATCGCTGCTAGAGGAATGAAAATGATCATTCACCCTAACCAGCAGTTTACAGCAGAGAGACTAATGGAATCAAAAGGTAGAACGGGAACAGCAGATAACGATATCAATGCAATCGTATCTAGAGGAATGGTACCTCAAGGTTATGTAATTAACCATTACTTAACTGATACAGATGCTTTCTATATCAAAACTGACGTACCTAATGGTATGAAAATGTTCAATAGATCACCTATTTCCACTAAAATGGAAGGTGACTTCGATACTGGAAACGTTAGATACAAAGCAAGAGAAAGATATTCTTTTGGATTCTCAGATCCAAGAGGTATGTATGCTTCTGCAGGTAACTAATAGTTAAATTTTTGAGGGGCGTTAATCGCCCCTCATCAAATAGAAAATTCAAATGGGAATATACAAAGCTTTAAAAAAGAGAAGTGAAGATCCTAATTGGAGACCAAGAAATAAAGAAAGAATGTTACAAAGAATAGAAGAAGGTATTAAAAGAAATCAAAGTTTATTGGAAAATAATCCTAAACCTGCTAAGGTAGATTTGATAAACGAAAAAATAAGTTTTTTAACAGCTAAAAAAGAAGAAATATCAAATTACGAATAAATGAAAAAATTTAAAGTAAATATCTGGGCGTATAATCATCACGCTAAATTTACAGTAGAATCACAAGATTCCCCGACTGACCTTGAACAATCAATCCTTGACAAGCTAGGAGAAAATAGTATAGTTTGGGAAAATCTTGGCGTTAGTTATGACGACAAGATAAATAGAATAACTTATGAGGAAGTTATAAATGATACAAGACCTATACAAAGCAAAAAGGTCCTTGGAGTTGAAGTGGGAACAGGAGCATCTGGATAATAACAGATACACTCTTGAGATGGTTAGAATTGACGACAAAGTCAAAGAAATCATCACAAAGATTAAGCTAGAAGAAGCTCAAATCGCCCATAGACAGAACACAATTGAAGGTTCTACTCCTGAAGTTTCAGTAGCTACTTAAACAAAAGCTACATCGTTGGAAAAAATCCACTCCACACTACAGGATCTCTTGCACTCTACTTAAAACTGTTGTATAAAAATCACACTATATATTTTTTAAAAAAATACAGACGCATATAGTCGACGGCCTAAAGACTGTATTTATTAATTAGGAGGATAAAATTATGGCAAGAACTACATTTTCAGGACCAATCGTAGCTGGTAAAGAAGAAACAACTACATCAAAAGGTTCTGATGGAGAAATTAAATTACTTAATAAAACTAATGGAAAATTAGTTTCTTTAAAAGCATCAACAGCAGCAGCTGCTGACGTAACTTTTACATTACCTGCTTTAGACGGTACTTCAGGTCAAGCTTTAGTTACTAACGGATCAGGAGTTTTAAGTTTCGGAGATGTCGATCCAGATGATCCAGTTGTAACTTTAACATCTGCAGCAGCGATTGATGTTGATTATTCAACAGGAAGTCAGTTTGCAGTTACACTAGCAGATAACGCAACTTTTTCATTTTCAAATTTTCCAACAGGTGGAAACTTAGTTATTACAATAACTCAAGACGGAACAGGTGGACGTACAGGTGCTTTCACAAGTTGTCTTTTCCCTGGTGGATTCCCATCACTATCATTAGCAGCAGGTGACATTGATGTCGTAACTGTTTATAATGATGGAACTAATTTGTTAGCAAACATTGGTAAAGATTATCAGTAATCTTAAACAATAATTAACTAATAAATTAAGGAGAGTAAAATTATGATAGAGAAAAGAATACAATTTGGAATAAGAAATGTAGGACAAAATCTTTGGTTACCAAGTAGTGAAGAAGTTTTTGGAGATGAGTTTGATCCTTTAGAAGCTTGGTTTAGAGCAGACGTTGTCTCTTCCTTAATAACATCTGGAAGCAGTGTTACGACTTGGAATAATTTAGTTGATAATACTAGATTTGCTATGCAATCAGATGGTGGAGCTGATACTCCAACTACTGGTGGTAATATAAATGGTGTGCCTGCTTTACAATTTACAAATCCTCAAAGATTAGCATCAAATCAAGATACTATTGCAAAACCAAGTAATGGTAATCTTACTATTGTTACTTGTGTTGACATAGGAGCAGTAGATCAAACAGCCGATTCTATATTCAGTGTTATAGATGCTGATGGAAACGATTTTAAAATAGAAGCTGACAGCACTACTGAGTATCTTGGAAAATATGCTCAAAGTGGTCTTGGGGGTGGTTTTGGTTTTTCAGGGGGCCCTTATTCAGGACCGCATATAGTTGTAATTGATCTTGATTTTGCAGGTTCAAACGTAAGAGCTAGAATAGATGGAAGTAGCGCTGGTTCAAGCGGAGGCTATAATGTTTCTAAATTAGGAAGAAGAATATCAGCGAAACTGATGGCTCAACCTGCCGGTAATAGACA